GTTATCCAGATCGGGGCATTGTTGCAACCAGGTGTGACATAAGTCCAAGCCACGCCAGTGGGATTGTTAGCCGAGGTGAACACCGCAATAGGCAGCGTCAAGGTTTGGTCCTTCCGCACCATCCTTGTGGATATCTTCCCTGCCCCAAACCTGGGCGGCTCATGTTGAAACGGGTTCTCCATAGCCCGCAACCACAATCTGGCCACTCCTCCGGCAACGGTAACGCGATCCTTCATCGGTCGCGGTACCTTGAGTTTCTTCCCAGTGCCTTTGCCTTTCCGCTTACTGACCGCGGCACTTGACGTGGAGGACGCCAACATCACTTGGCCGGTCACCAAACGGTGCTCATTCTTGGCGCCGACCTCTGCTTTCTTCTTTTTGCGGGTTTTGGCTTTGGTGGATTTCTTTTTGCTCCGGCCGATAACCATGTTGGCCACCTGCTTTGCCAACTTCTTGGTTTTCTTGCCAGTGGCGCCTCCCCTCAATTTGAAAAGCACCTTGACCTCCAACCTGCCATTTGTGGGTGGAGCTCGGCCGCCAGGTGTGAGCTGCACCCCCTCACACATGGCAATCAAATCGTTGACCGTCAAGCCAGTTTTGATGCAGCAGTAGGCCAACACATCGTCCGCCTCCACCATGCCATCTTCCAAGGGCAAGTCGATGGTCTCGGTTAGGGTCCCCCAGTCCAGGTGCACTTGGACAATCGTCGGGGCGGGGCCAGCAGCTGATCCGGGTCCCAATTTCAAGGCTATGGTGATCGCCGTAGCGACGGCGGCCGCTGAGGCCAATGCTGCCGTATTACCTTCGGTCACGTGGGCTCGTTTGTTGCAAGTTCTGGCCAAGTACTCGGCATACCCGTCGCCACAGCCACGCTCAATCCCAGTAAGCAAGGACTCAAAAGCTGGGCTCTGGGCGGTAATCTTCGGCAAGTCGTCCTCCTCTAGCATCTCCACCTCTGGATACAACAGAGGTCCCAAAGCAGCGAACTCCTTGTTGAGGGGCTGTTTGGCCGGGTGCGTGGCGTAGGGCACTGGGCCATCGGTGTCCACTGAGCATGCCCAAGCAGCCTCGGGAAAATCAATGTCGTCGCCCAATTTCAGCGTGGCCAAGTGCGCTACCCAGCGCCGCTGCACTTCCTGATTCCAGCCGTAACGATACTCTAGCTGCTCCCAGGTCTGGGCCGTTGGTTCGGCCCTCTTGCCAGCGGCCATTTTATGCACGCGCTTGCGGTCAAACCATGGTTCATGCCCATTGGTCAGATCCAAAATACGCAACCACAGCGCTCGGAGCAAAGGGTTGTGGTAATCGTTGTCCAAGCTTGACAACGCCACCCCTCGCATCAAAGACTCTGGCTCAACGTCGCGGGGCGGATCGCAGATGTAGCCATGTCGGCTAAGTGCCCGTCCAGCCAGCGTGGAGTAACGCCAACCCTCTGAGCTGATCAAATTGACCTTCGAGCAAAAGCCCAGAGTGTCAGGTGTAGTGCAATAGCGCGTTTCCGCTTCGTGACCCAAGGCAGCCATGCCTAGTTGGAAGGGCACGCCCAGCCCGCCCGGCAACGGCTTGTGAGCGGCGGCGTCGTCATCACCAGCCACCACCATCTTCTGTGTCTTGGCCACTTTCAGCATGTCAGGTGGGCTGGGCCCAAACGCACCGTCATGCAACATGCCACGTCGGACCGTTGCCCCAGGCAAGTTGTAAACTGTGCGCATGTAAACATACAAATGTGCTTTAGCATTGCGCAACCCGTTGCCAAGATAGGTGTCTAC